GTCTAGCGACTTATGATTTCTACGCAGGATATGTAGAATTGTCAGCACGTATGTTCGGTGGATATGTCATTTACACATTTAATCCAGTAACAAAAGAAATTAAATTAGTTCGTGATCCTAAAGGTTCAGGTGAGCAAATATTAATTTGGGGAGATTTACAAAAATCAGAATTAATATTGTTACAAGATCCTGGTTCGGGTGTTTGGATTAGTGATTGGATTCTAAGTGTCCTTAAAGGCATGTTAGGTGAAGCACGTGAGAAGTTTGCAACTATTGCAGGTCCAGGTGGCGGAACAAGTTTAAATGGTGCCGCACTTAAGGGCGAATCGAAACAAATGCAAGAACAGTTGCTCGAAGACCTAAAACGCTATGTTGATTATTCACAGCCATTGACATGGATTCAAGGTTAACCTAAATACTTTTATTCATGCTAAAGTCTAGTATAATAAGTAACATTATGATTCTAGGCGTTACAGGATTGATAGGCTCCGGTAAAGATACTATCGCAGATTATTTGGTTACTGAGCATGGCTTCAAACGAGTTTCATTTGCAGCCAGTCTCAAAGATGCAGTTTCAGCAGTCTTCGGCTGGGACAGAGAAATGCTAGAAGGAACAACTAAAGCAAGCCGAGCTTGGCGTGAAGAAGTTGATACTTGGTGGGCAGAACGATTAGCAATGCCCGAGTTAACTCCCCGCTGGGTCCTACAGTATTGGGGAACGGATGTATTCAGAAATCATTTCCATACTGATATCTGGGTAGCTAGTGTTGAGAACAAACTCAGACAAACCAAAGACAATGTTGTTATCACAGATTGTCGTTTTGCTAATGAAGTGAACGCTATTAAGACCGCAGGTGGCACAACTTGTCGTGTGTTTAGGGGCGAAAACCCTATATGGTATCAGTCAGCAGTTGACTATAACAAAGGACCAAACGGTAATGCTGGTTGGGCACTTGGTAAAGGTGTGCTTGACCGCAACAAAGTCCATGCTAGTGAGTACAGTTCAGTTGGATTGAAGTACGACCACTTTATTAAGAATGACGGGTCAATCTTAGACTTGCACGAGCAAATCAATCAACTTCTAAATCTCCACGACGCCAGTTAACTTCTTTCTTTTTAACTACCTCAACACAGTTGAGACATATAGAACGTAAATTAGTTAATTGCGTGTTCTCTAAAAACCCGTCTATGTGAAAGACGGTAATTTGACTAGCTAATAAACTCTTAAAGCCACATAAATCACATGTGGCTTTTTTCTTGTACCCTGCTTTTTGCCACGATGGTTTGAAGGGTTTTTTCTTTTGCTTCTTGCGACCACAGTCATCACAAATCCTGCGATAGTACGTCTTGCCGTTACGGATATAGTTAACAGCGCACACATTTTTGTTGCATTCTTTGCAGATAGGTCTCATCTTGTATTTACTACCTTTAAAGGTACGCTAAATAGGTGTTTTTATAATTTTTCGCTAAATATTATTACACTAGGGAGTTAACCCTCACAATCATAACATAAAGGAAATATAACATGGCACTAGTATCACCAGGCGTAGAAGTTAATATCATTGACCAAAGTCAATATTTACCATCAGCCTCAAACTCGGTTCCGCTAGTTATTGTAGCTACTGCACAGAATAAAGCAAATGCGGCAGGTACAGGCGTAGCGACAGGAACTACACAAGCAAATGCTAATAAACTTTATCAAGTAACGAGCCAACGTGACTTGGTAACATTATTTGGTAATCCATTCTTCTATAAGACCACAACAGGTACTCCAATTCACGGCTATGAATTGAACGAGTATGGTCTAATGGCAGCGTACTCATTGTTGGGTACAACTAATAGCTGTTACGTTCTACGTGCAGACGTTGATTTGGCAGACTTAGTAGGTCGTGTAAGTCGTCCGCTAGGTGAACCATCTGATGGTGCATACTGGTTAGATACAAACAATACAGTTTGGGGTATCTACGAATTCAATGCAACAACAGGTAAGTTTACAAACAAAACTCCAATCATTGTAACAAGAGCTTCTGATATCGAAGGTGAAACACCATCTAGCTCAGTTGGTAATAGAGGTGATTACGCTGTAATCCCAACACAGACTTCAGACAGTCCAATGAGCAAGTCTACATACTTCTACAAGAACCAGGCTAATGGTTGGGTTCCATTAGGTAGTTCTGCTTGGAAAGCAAGTATTCCTACAGCAGTAGGTACGTTGGCTCCAACGTCATTGACAGCAGGTGATACAATTAACATTAATGTTAACGGTCAATTTACTGCATCTGTTTCTGTTCCATCAAGTCCAAATAACACAGTTTCTGGTTTAGTTACAGCAATCAACAATTTAAATATTGGTGATTTGACTGCATCATCTTCATCAAACGTTATTTCGTTGTCATATAGTCAATTTGGTGCAAACAAGTATATTCAATTGTCAAGTAGCCAAAACGTTTTGAACACACTGGGTTTAAGCACTTCAGCATATTATGCACCTGAAACAGTGTATGGTACAAGTGCTCAGATGCCATTATGGTCAGCAAGTCAAACACGTCCTCACCCAACTGGCTCAGTATGGATCAAGTCAAGCAGTGCAGGCGCTGGTTTAGACTTGTCATTGTCAAAGTATTCAGCAGCTTCTGGTACTTGGGCAAACAAAACAGTAAACGCATATGCTGCTGACACCCAAGCAACAGCATTGTTAGACGCTTCAGGTGGTAAAGCTATCCCTGCAGGTACAATCTATGCAAACATTTACTCACGTGGTTTAAACCCAGAGTCAGGTGTTACATTGTATGAGCGTGGCGTCACTGGTCCTACAGTAGTTACTGGTTCAATTACTGAGCCATCACTAACTATAGGTCAATTCTTGGCAGTTTCAGTTAGCGTTCCAGGTTCATCTACTGTACAGAATTATTCATTCACTACTACAGGAAATACAGCTACAACATTTGTAACTGATTGGGCAGCTACTGGTATCCCTAATACTACAGCAGTTGTTACAGACAATGGTGCAGTTCAGTTGTCACATACATTAGGTGGCGAAATCTTCTTGAACGACAGAAATCCAGTAAACAACACTAGCGTTGGTTTATTAGATGACTTGGGTTTTATTCCTAATGTCACACCAGGTGTTAAGAAAGGTTTGAGAGCAGACTTCACGTTGTCAAGCGTAAACCAAACAAGCACTAACGGTTCAGGCACAGGTGCTGCATTCAGCATCACATTGTCAGGTTTAGATTATATCGTTAACGGAGCCGCAGGCGGTTCAGGATATGCTATCGGTGATTTAGTAACAATCAGTGGTACAAACTTTGGTGGTGTATCTCCAGACAATGATGTAGTAGTATCTGTTCAAGCTATTACAGGTAACGGTTCAACTGGTCCAATCTCTAAAGTTGCATTGTACTCAGGTGTCGTAGCATATGATGCTATTTTCAGCACACAATTAAGTAACTGGAATATCATTGACTATACTCCGAGTGCTTCAGCTCCAGCTACATTGCCAGCTAACAATACACGTTGGTATTACTCAGTCATCGACCAAGTTGACATTTTAGTTAACAAGAATGGTCAGTGGAGAGGTTACCGTAACGTAGCATTTGACTCAAATGGTCACCCAGCGGTAGCAGGTAATCCTGAAACTGATGCAGGAGGACCAATCATCTCTGCAACAAGCCCAACAGCACAGACTGATGGTACTTCACTTGCTTACGGTGATTTGTGGTTAGACACAAGTGACTTGGAAAACTACCCAAAGATTAGTCGTTGGGAACAAGTTGAAGGTGTGGATCAGTGGGTATTGATTGATAATACAGACCAAACAAGCGCAAGCGGAATTGTGTTTGCTGACGCACGTTGGGGAACAAGTGGTTCAGTTGATCCAGTAAACGATGCAATGCCAACAATCACTGATTTGCTAGTTTCTAACTACTTAGACTTAGATGCTCCATTAGCAAGTGCTTACCCACAAGGTATGTTGTTGTTTAACACACGCCGTTCAGGTTATAACGTTAAGAAGTTTGTAACTAACTACTTCAACGCAATTGACTTTGCAGGTCAAGTATTGCCATCACAATCATATGCTTGGGTTTCTGAGTCTGGATTGAAATCAAACGGCGCAGCATACATGGGTCGTAAAGCACAGCGTAATCTTGTTGTTCAAGCATTACGTGAAACAGTATCAACTAACATGCAGATTCGTGAAGAAGATACATTCTTCAACTTGATTGCAACTCCTGGTTATCCAGAATTGCAGCCTGACATGATTACATTGAACAATGACCGTAACAACACAGCTTTCATCGTCGGTGACACACCATTGCGTTTAGCAGACGATGCTACTGGTTTAGTTAACTGGGCAAACAATGCAAACAATGCAACAGGTACTGGCGAAGACGGTTTAGTTACACGTGACACATATTTGGGTATTTTCTATCCAAGTGGTGTTACAACAGACTTGACTGGTTCTGAGATTGTAGTTCCAGCATCACACATGATGTTGCGTACATTCTTGCGTAACGACCAAGTGGCTTATCCTTGGTTAGCGGCTGCTGGTACACGCCGTGGTACTATCGACAATGCTACAAACATTGGATACATTGATAGTGCAACAGGTGAGTTCCAGGTTATTAAGAACCGTATGTCAATTCGTGATGTATTGTATACACATCAAATCAACCCACTAGCGTTCTTCACAGGCGTCGGTTTGTTGAACTATGGTAACAAGTCTAGCTACGATAGTCAATCAGCGTTGGATCGTATCAACGTTGCTCGTCTAATCTGCTACATCCGTGAGCGTCTACAAGTTGCGGCTCGTCCGTTCGTATTCGAACCAAACGACAACTTAACTCGTGCTCAGTTGACTGGTGTAATTCAATCATTGTTTATTGACTTAGTTTCTAAACGTGGTCTATATGACTACTTGGTTGTTTGTGACACAAGTAACAACACACCTGCTCGTATCGACAGAAATGAGTTATGGATAGATATTGCTATTGAACCTGTTAAGGCAGCAGAATTTATCTACATCCCAGTTCGTGTTATGAACACAGGGTCGCTATCAGCGTAATATAAATTAAGCCCCTGGAGACGGGGGCTTTTTTGAGATAAATACTATTAATAGGAGAATACAAAATGGCAATAGCCTCACAATCACTGTTCAATATGACTGTAGGATCAGACAACACACCTAGTTCGCAAGGTATGTTGATGCCTAAATTACAGTTCCGTTTTAGAGCATTGTTCTTAAACTTCGGTAACAGCGGTGTAACACAAGAATTAACTAAAATGGTTGTTGATATTACTCGTCCGCAAGTTTCTTTCACTGAAATTCCATTAGACATTTACAACAGTAAAGTATATCTAGCAGGTAAGCATGAGTGGCAAACAACTCAGATTAACTTGCGTGATGACGCTGCTGGTAATGTTTCTAAGTTAGTTGGTGAACAATTACAGAAGCAAATGGATTTCGTAGAACAAGCATCTGCGGCAACTGGTCAAGACTATAAGTTCCAAATCAATTACGAAGTACTTGATGGTGGTAACGGTGCTTTGACACCAAACGTGCTAGAAACATGGGAATTGTATGGTTGCTTTATTCAAACAGCAAACTACAATACAATGAACTATGGCACAAACGAAGCTGCTACAATTTCATTGACAGTTCGTTTTGACAACGCAGTTCAGAGCCCATTGGCATCTGGTGTTGGTACAAGTGTTGGTCGTGCATTCGGCGGCACAGCAGTTACTGGTATCGGTCGTTAATAGGTAGAGCATGGGATGGTTTAGCGATGAAGCAAAGAACGCGGGTGCCGCGTTCTTTGGTAATGATTACTTGCGTGATTTTCAACACGCAAGTAAAACCTTTAGGACTGATGGGTACGCCTACAGTCCTAAATTTAAATTCCTGTTCCATGTTTACTTTGATATAAACAAAACAAACATTGGATCATTTGCAAATTTTCCAACGGATAGTAATTTTGGATTGGCTGTTAAGACTATTCAACTACCAAAATATACGTTTGAAACTCACGTAATGAATCAGTACAATCGTAAAAGAATAGTACAAACTAAACTAAAATACGATCCTATCAACATTACGTTCCATGACGATAATAACAACTTGATTCGTAAACTATGGTATAATTATTATACCTATTATTATAAAGATGCAACTCACGTTGATCCTTTTTCTCCAGGCAACGCACCAAAGCCAGGTTTAAATCCATCAATCTTAGATAGAAATTTATATTCTAATTCTATTTCTGGTAATGATGATTGGGGTTATGTGGGTGAGAATAGCGGTGGTAATACTGTAAACGGTTATGACTTTGACAGCCCAAGTAAGGCGCCTTTCTTTAGTTCTATTAGTATATTCGGCTTCAACCAACATAATTTTGCATTATATAAATTAATTAACCCAATAGTAGATTCATTCAACCACGACACTTATGATTACTCACAGGGTAATTCTGTCATGGAAAATCAAATGACACTTAGCTATGAAACTGTTAAGTACTATGAAGGTGCGTTGAGTGGTAAAAATCCTGGACAAATTGTTAAAGAATTTGGCGGTTCTGAACACTATGACACTACTATGAGTCCTATTAGCAGACCAGGCTCAAATGCTTCTATTATGGGACAAGGTGGTTTAGTTGATAGTGCAGGTGGTATTTTAGATGACTTGGCTAGTGGTAATTGGGCAGGCGCCGCTGCCGGTTTAGGTAGAACATACAATCAATTTAAAGGCAAAGACCTTGGTAAGATAGCGGCAAGTGAAGCAAAAGCTGCCGCACAAAATGCTGCCAATCAGACACCGAATACACGTGGTTCATATAAATTTCCATTATAAGGATTAATCATGCCAATCATTGATGGAGTAAACCCAGATAAATCAATTAGAGTCTACGATAAATTTTATAATTTTGATATCGTAGTAAATGCCAGCGAATATGATATCATTCGCTCATACTTTTTTGACCTATCGAATAATGCTGACGTAGCTGATAATTTCACAGTTATGGTTTTTAGAATAGCTAACTTATCAGATATTCAACCATTAGAAATATATAAGCAAATGAAAAGTTCAACTACTAAGTTAGAAGTCACTGCAATGATGGCTTACTATCTTAATAACTTGAAAACAAAAACAAGTTTGTATGGGATAGGTGTTAACCCCATACCCAACCAAACTGTGCAACGTAACGTGGTTTTATAATGGCTAAATGGGCGCAAGGCTTTTACACTATTAAAAACCCACAAAAGTATGTAGGTAAGACCGCACCCAAGTATCGTTCAGGTTGGGAATTTACTTTCATGCAATTTTGCGATAACAATGACAGTGTTATTCAGTGGGCAAGTGAGCCGTTACGAATCCCCTACAGAAATCCGTTGACAGGTAAAAATACTAACTATGTCCCTGATTTTCTAATTGTGTATCAGAACAAGTACGGTCAGCAAATAGCTGAAATGGTTGAAATTAAACCAAAGAAACAAAGTTTGATTGAAAGCCGCGTAGCATCGGCACGAGATAGAGCAGTAGTAGCAGTTAATCACGCAAAATGGGCAGCCGCAATGGCTTTCTGTAAACAATCAGGCATCACCTTCAGGGTCATTACTGAGGATGACCTTTTCTACAACGGAAAACGCAAGTAATAAATATACTATTATTGGATAATAGTATGACAAAAAAACTTAGCGAACTTTTTGAACTTCCAGTAACCGAAGACCATCAGAATGAAGATGTAATCGAGCAACAACAAGTTCAAGAAATAACAGAAGAAGCGTATAATACCTTAGATAAAATCGAAAACGCATTACCACAAGTACGTGGACTAGAAGCCAGTGACGGTGAAATGGATGAGTTAGCTCAACTAGCCACAGACAGCTACAAGGATTTGATGGATCTAGGTATGCAAGTTGACAGTCGCTTTGCCAGTGAAATATTCAATAGTGCTAGTAGTATGCTAGGACATGCCATTACTGCGAAAACAGCGAAGATTAACAAGAAATTGAAGATGCTAGACCTTCAGTTGAAGAAAGCAAGTCTGGATCAAAAGAACCAGTCTAAGACAGAAGAAATCGAAAACACCCCGCTGGGTGAGGGTAGTTTAGTGGATAGAAACGAATTATTGAAGCAGATTTTAGCGAACAAAAAATCTGACTAAAGAATAAATACTATATTAGGAATTATTAAAATGAAGAGCCTACGTCATTATCTAATGGAAAGTGTTCGCACTTACAAATACACAATCAAGATTGCAGGTGACTGCGATAAAAATTTCTTAGATTTGTTCAAACACAATCTAAGTAAATTTGATCCTGTCAAAGTTGAAGAACCAAAGACAACACCTATTCAAAAGAATGTGGTTGGGTTTGAGGGTTTGGAAAACGAATCTGTTACAATCATCAAAGCAGAATTTAAATACCCAGCTACTGAACCAATGATTCAGCAAGTTGCACAAATGTTAGGTAAACAAATTAGCATGGTTCGTGTAACTACTACTGAATTTGATGACAGTTTAAATGCTGACAATGACAGATATGCAAACGAAAGAGATGAGGCTCTATTGCTACAACCTGAACTAGAAGATGATGGTAAACAAGCAAGCAAAGATTACGCAAATCAATACTTAGATAAAGTTATTCCTAAAGAACCAAGTATTGATATTCCATATGCAGGACAGAAAACTGCTACACAACCTAATAAATCAAAAGAAGGCATTCAAACCAAGAGTCCAATGAGTAACATCAAGCGACCAGAGTTACCTGCTACTGGGGCTAGAAAATAAAATGGTTGACTTTACCGCAAAACAATTGTCTTGGATTGTGATTAGTGCATGTGGTATCGGCGGTGGCGGATACTTAACTATGGATTCTAAGATTAAAGAAGTTGACAATAAACTAACAATCAATAGTGTACGTCAAGAAGCAATGAACGATAAAATTGCCGAGATTGCAAAACAGCTTGGCCGTATCGAAGATAAATTAGATAAAAGAAAATAAGGATATAATATGGATTTCAAAAGCCTATTACAGTCATTCGACACTATCACCGAAGGTGATGTAGTTCACAAAGGTGAATACGGTAACAAGTACGGCAAAGAAGATGTACGTGACCAATATGGTCACAAAGTCGGTAAAGTCGATAAAGGCGCACAAGCTAAAAAAGATGAACCTAAAAAAGGTCGTGGTCGTCCTAAGAAGGATGTGGGAGATGCAGGTGAAAAGTTCGATACAAGTGCGTTGTCAAATGTATTAGGAGGTAAGAAGCCAAGCAAAGCTGTTGGTACAACTTCTAAGAAGCATTCATTAAAAGAATACATGGAAAGTATTGAAGATACTAAACAAGCTGAAGCCGTTATGGAAGGCTTATTCGGTGGTGTTGACCACGACTATGTTGCAGGCAACTTAGGAAAACTAGCTAAAGTTATCAAGTCAGTTCAAACTCCAGAACAATTTAAAGTTGCTCAAAAGTATGCTCAAAGAATGAGTGGTACTATTATGAAGCATCAACATGATAATTCAGGCTTTGGCTCAGGATTGAGAGCTAACTTGAAAGTTATGAGAGCAATTCAAGATGACTTGAAAGCTAAAGCCGCTGAGTTGGGAATTGAATATCAAGAGTTAGAAGAAACAGGTGGAAACCAAATCGAAATCAAACCAGCATCACAAACACAAACTCAAGTTATCCAACAAGGTAACAAGACATTGGGTACAGTTAACAACCCAACTTTGGCAGCAACTATCAAGTCTGCTATTGGTAAGGGTGAAATGCAATTAAACCCAGACGAAGAACAAGGTATGTTCGAAGCTAAAAAGAAGCCAGATGCAAATAAAAACGGCATCCCTGATTATGCAGAAGATGGTAAAGGTAAGAATGATTTGAAGAAAAAGAAAGTAGACGAGTCTATTTCTCTTTCAGAAAGTCCAGAAACATTACAACATATCATTAGCAAGTTCAAGAACGAAGTTAAACGTTTCATTGCTGGTGAAGAATTAGACAATGATTTGTTTGACGCATTGTTTGACTACTATAGCGATGCAGGCGAATTGCCATACGGTGTAGCTAAGGGTCGTACAGGTGATCCATTCGAATGGATTACACAACGTTTTGAACAAGATGTACATGACCATGTAGTTGACGAAAGCACAGCTAGAGATTTTACTCAACATGCTTTGGCAGAACCAACAAGTAATTTCACTAAGCCAGGTAGCCCAATGGCAGTACCAAAAGGTACACCGACAAAACTAAATCGTCCAGTTCCGGACGAAACACCATGGAGTGTTGATCCAATCAACGCGGCAACAGACAGAGCATTCAATTTTATTGATAGCTTGAAGAAGAAAACACCATTTACAGAAGGTACAGATATGAAAGATATCCAATTAGAAAGCTGGGATAAGCAGCTACAAAGTTTATTAAGTGAAGGTTTAACAGTATCTTCAAGTACTGGTCAACAAGGTTCACCTAATTCAGTTACAGTAAGTGCAACTGAAAACGATGCAGACCAACTAATGCAAGTATTGCGTTCTGCTGGTATCGGTGGTTTTGGTGCAGAACCATCTACTCCTGAAGTAGGCTACGGTGTAGCTAGTCAGGGTGAAGAAGATTTTGACGGTACAGGTACAGAACCTCAACCAAGTCCAGATGTAGTTGGTGATGACGGTGATATGTTGTCTATGCTAAAGAAAATGGCTGGTCTATCCGGTGACGGTGAAGCTGAAGTTGTCGCAGTATCTACTGACGATGAAGGCTCAGATGATTACGAAGATGAAGAAGGTAGTGATGATACTACTTTACAACCAGCTGACGGCGAAGAAGAAGAATCAGGTGAAGAATCCGACGAAGATGAAGTCGAAGAAGGCAATAAATTTACTGGCAATCTAGCAAAAGCTCGTGCTGCTGGTAAAGAACAGGCTGATTTAGACGGCGACGGTGACATGGAAAAAGTTCGTGAAGGTGAAGATAATTGCAATGAATGCGGTATGTCAGAATCTTCATGCGAATGTGACCATGAAGAACAAGTAGAAGAATCCTTTGCTAACTCATCAGATCCTGCTCAACAAGAATTAATGAAGTTAAAGGCTTTGTTAAGCATGGGTAATGACTTAAATAGAGCAAAATCTAGTCAAACAGTAGGTAATCCAGTACGTGCTGAAATCAATGACTGGAAAAAGTTAAGCGGAATCTAAAAATAAAAATCCGCATTTTAAATAGCTCACTTCGGTGAGCTATTTTTTTGGGTGCCCGTATTTTATACAACGATAAATACATAATAAGGTGACTTAGAAATGGCTCAACAAAATATTAACTTTGGTGCTTTCCCCAACGATTCCGATGCAGACTCAATTCGTGCGGCGTTTGGTAGAGTACAGAATAACTTCACGGAATTGTACGGCGTAACACTATCAACAGGCGTTGTTAGTATTATTGCTGGTGCTGGTGTCTCTGTCAATAGAGCTACTGGTAACGTAACAATCTCTGCAAATATCGCAAGTCTTGACGTACAAGCCGGTAACAACATGCAAGTTGGTATCGGTAATTCGTATGGTAGTGAAACTACTATTGGTTCAAGCGGTACCAAACTACAGATTGCTTTGAAAGATAGCATTAGTTTAAGTAACGTAACTGCTACAAACTTAACTGGTAGATTGACTGCTGCGGCGTCAAGCCAACCAAACATTACGAGTATCGGATCATTGGTTAGTTTAACTAGTTTAGGCAATATCACAGGCCCATTCTTTAACGGGAACGTTGTAGCTACAACTATATCATCAGTAACATATTCAAGCCCTGGATCAAATACTCAGATTCTTTTTAACAACCAAGGTAACATTGGATCTAGCCCTAACTTAGTATTCACAGGTACCCAGTTAAACATGACTGGTGCTTTCAACGCAACCGGTAATATTTCTACTGGTGCAAACGTTAACTCGGGTAACGCACGTTTGGGTAATCGTGTTGATGCAAACTTCTACTACGGTAACTTCATGGGACCTGCGCTAACAGCGACACAAGTTACAAGTTCAAATCAACCTAACATTACTAGCGTTGGTACATTGACATCTCTACAAGTTGCTGGTACTATCGAAGTTCAGCAAATGACAGTTTTACAAGAGTTCGTTGCTGGTAACATTTCAGGAAACTTGGTAGCTGGTAACATTGCACCTCCAGGTGACGATACTCAGATTCTTTTCAACGACGGTGGTGTAGCTTGTGCGTTGCCTGGATTTACATTCAGTAAAGCAAGCAATATTCTTTCTATCTCAGGTAACGTTCAAGGTGCAAACTTAGTTTCACAGGGTGTTCTTGCTGTCACTGGTAACGCAAACACAGGTAACTTGGGTACACTAAACGTTATCGCAACTGGTAATATTGATGCAGGTAACATTATAACACCTGGACTATTAAACGTTCAAGGTAACGCTAACTTAGGTAACATCGGCACTAGTGGTGTATTGTATGTAGGCGGTAACGCAAACACAGGTAACTTAGGTACAACAAACATTATTGCGTCAGGTGACGTGCAGGGTTCCAATTTAATTGCAACAGGTAATTTACAAGGTGCAAACTTAATTACTCCTGGATTCTTGTCGGTAACAGGTAATGCTAACGTAGGTAATATTGGTACAGGTAATTTAATTACTTCTGGTTCTGCAAACATCAGTGGCATCTTAACTGTATTGGCAAATGCTAACATAGGTAACATCGGAACTTCTTCTATCATCGCCAGTGGTAACGCAAACATTTCAGGCGCAGCGAACATTACTGGTAACGCTAACATCGGTAACGTCGGTACACGAAATATCGTAGCGACTGGTAGTGCTAACATTTCAGGTAGTGCTAACATCACTGGTAATGCAAACATTGGTAATATTGGTACAGCATCTATCGTTGCAAGTGGTAATGCAAGTATCTCAGGTAGTGCTAACATTACTGGTAATGCAAACATTGGTAATATTGGAACTGCATCTATTGTTGCTAGCGGTAACGCAAGTATCTCGGGCAGCGCAAACATTACTGGTAATGCAAACATTGGTAACATCGGTACCTCTACTATTGTTGCAAGTGGCAACATCACAGGTTCTAACCTAGTTGCAACCGGTAATTTGGTCGGTGCAAACTTAGCAACACAGGGTAGATTGTCAGTTACAGGCAATGCAAACACAGGTAACTTAGGGACACAACACATCACTGCTAGTGGTGATGTTTCTGCTAGCGGTGGTATGACTGTTCTAGGAAATGCTAACGTAGGTAACGTTGGCACGTTGAATATGTTTGCTTCAGGTAACGCAAGCATCTCCGGTAATATGTCTGTTGGAAGTACATCAGTTACTGGAATAATGACAGTTTCAGGTAATGCTAACGTAGGTAACGTTGGTACTACTCACTTTGAAGCCGCAGGTAACGCAAACATCGCAGGAAAAATTGTAGTTACTGGTAACGCAAACACAGGTAACTTGGGTACACATCACGTTACCGCAACGGGTAACGTAACCGCTAGTGGTGGAATGAGTGTTACTGGTAACGCAAACACAGGTAACTTAGGTACTACGCATTTGACGGCAGCAGGAGATGCGACTATTTCTGGTCTTATCAGTGTCACGGGTAATGGTAATCTCGGTAACTTGGGAACACATCATGTTATCGCTACAGGTAATATCGAAGGTACAAACTTAATTGCGACTGGTAATTTAGTTGGTGCTAATTTATCTACTGCAGGTGTATTGGCTGTAAGTGGTAATGGTAATATAGGTAACTTAGGTACACAACACGTTGTTGCTACTGGCGGCGGCACGTTCGGTGGAACACTAGGTGTTACTGGTAACGCAAATACCGGTAACTTGGGTACACTACACGTTGTCGCTACAGGTAACATTACTAGTGGTAATATCAGTACAGGTGGTGTATTGAACGTTACTGGTAATGCCAACATCGGTAACGTCGGTGTTAAACATGTCGTTGCATCTGGTGATGTAACTGCTAGTGGAACAATGAGTGTTACTGGTAATGCAAACACAGGTAACATCGGGACACGACACTTAGAAGCAACAGGTAATGCTAACATTGCGGGTGTCATGGTTGTTTCAGGTAATGCTAACGTAGGTAACGTTGGTACTATGCACATGGTAGCAGCCGGTAATGCTAATATTGCAGGTGTACTAGGTGTTACTGGTAACGCAAACATGGGCAACTTGGGTACTACCCATATGGTTGCAACAGGCAACGCAAACATTGGTGGAATATTGAGTGTTACTGGTAACGTAACGGCAGCTAATATTACTGCGAATCACTTTGGTAATGGTTCTGCGTTGACTAGTATCACTGGTGCAAACGTCACCGGTGCAGTAAGTTTTGCCACAACAGCAAATAGTGTTTCAGGCGCTAATGTAGTTGGAACAGTATCAGCCGCAACTAATGCAGGCACTGTAACAGCAACATCACAACCAAACATTACAAGTCTTGGTACATTAACTGCATTGGATGTTAATGGTAACGTAACGCACAGTGGTGTTAAAACTACAGTTAGTGGTTATTTGCTAAGAAGTGTTGCAGGTGGTATTGCGGCTGCAGGTTCAAATCAAGGTACTGCAACTGCATTGTCAAAAGATATTAACCCTGTAACATCATCTACTGTTAACTCAGCAGACGGTGTTTCGTTACCAGCGTT